CATCGCTTGCCTACTGCAAGCTTGTCCGAAATCCTTAACGGAAGACGGACATCGCTTGCCTACTGCAAGCTTGTCCGAAATCCTTAACGGAAGACGGACATCGCTTGCCTACTGCAAGCTTGTCCGAAATCCTTAACGGAAGACGGACATCGCTTGCCTACTGCAAGCTTGTCCGAGTGGTTAAGGAGAGCGTCTTAAGAACGCTTGGAGAAATCCTCGTGGGTTCAAGTCCCACAGCTTGCATACACACATCCAGCCCTGTTGGGGTCTCACAGAGGCCCCATTGGTCTGTTAGCTCAGTGGTAGAGCGCTTGGCTGTTAACCAATAGGTCGTGGGTCCGATCCCCACACGGACCGCTTCTTACAAGTATGGTATCCATCCTTATAAGAAGTACCAAAACAAACAGCCTTTACTCATTACATACTCTTACTCAGAAACCGTAGCCAATCTACCGGCCACCCATGCGATTGGCAGAGCTCTGCCAATGCATCCGCCTCCACTGCTGGTGCACCTAGAGCCCACTTTGATCGCTGTTTATCACCCAACACATCCTCCCACGCAACACCCTGTCCCTTCAGCATAGTAACACTCTCCACCAACACTGCGGTCCCACTAATATCAAAGATGGATCCCGCTGCTGCTGCATTGACGGCTGCCCATGGTGCCCACGAACGCCACTCCTTCCCAGAATAGTCGCATCCCATCATGACGCACGCCTCTACGAACTGATCATACGCCAGGCGCAGATCCGTCAGTACCTGGGTCAGCGTGATAACCGTCATAACACTCCCATCTGCCGTATCTGGAACAATGAGCCGTGGCACGCCACGTGCCAGCATATCCATATCCGTAGAGATAACAGCCTGCAGCCCACCTGTCCGGCACTGATATGCCAGCACATCATCCGCTTCCCCATTGGCCGTTACGAAGAGCACACCGGCTGCATACAACAGTCGCTTGATCGAATCTCGGTCGCCGTTGCTCACTGACGGTGCCTTGCGCTGCAGGCTATCCATGCGTGTCTGCATAGCAATACGGTCGGTCTCTGTTATGTCTACCCGTGTCATCTCTGTGCGCACCTCCTCCATCTCTTTCTGCACTGCCTGACGTGTTGCACGCCTATCTGCTATGACATCCGCCTTGGTGGCGGGTGGGCGACCATCAAACACAAAGATAGGCTCTACACCGATACGACGCAGCCGCACGAGAAGTGCTGCAATAACTGTGAGCGGTGATAGACCGTCCCCTTTCGCACGATGCAACAGACACTGACAATCAACGCCCCATCGCTGCCCACTGAAGTCGGTGGTATTCCATGCAAGCGAACGATGTGCCTTCGGTGCTTTATTTTTGAGAAAAATGCTGAGTCCGCGGATACCCATGTATGGCTATTATGCGGTATGGGTTTTATGCGGTCAACTTTGGCGCTGCTTACCTAAAGACGCGCTACGTGTCTCTCTGTAAGACGACAATGCCCGCATACACCGCTTCTCTGCGCATTCCTCTCGAGACTGTTGAGGATGCGGCCATCCGCACGCATAATGCCAGTATCGTGGGGGCAACGTTCCTGCCCACGCCTCCCATACGCTACCCACCGGGTATGGCGGCCACTGCGGACCTCACTGTACAGTATCGCCCTGTCTTCTTCGGGGCGGATCGGGAGTATGCGGAGGATGAGGGGTGGCAGACGGTTCATGGCAGTATCGGTGCACGCCCTCTCTACCATCGCAAGAACCGAAAGAACCGCAAGTGGCGTGAGGTGGAGAACCCGCTGTTTGCGGAGCTGCCCAAGCACTAAGATTTAGGACATGTCATCCCCATATCCATTGGTACACCTTCAGTGTACATGGCCTGGAGGGCCAGCCGGCGCAACTGCGGCTTAGCCGTCTGCCACCACGCAAACCACTTCTCCAATGTGCGATCCGGATTCAGCAGCACTGTATCCAGATGGCCCATGAGCACCCATTTCAACACGTAATACGCAAACACATTTGTCTCTTCTGGTTCATGACTATCGTTGATCCGTGCCCACACTGCCGCTGCCTGCCCCTCACTGCAGCGCATTTGTCCAGTCCAGAAATGCTGCGCTTCTCCCACAGATGTTGCACGTGCAATCGACCATAACCACGCCGCATACAACTCCGTCATGGCCTCCCCCAGATGCGGCCACAGCTGCCGCCCCAGATCTGCCTCAAACCGCGCCAACACTGGTGGAATCCGCTGCATGGGAACATCCAGCCCCAGTGCGTGTACACATTCGTGTATCATGACTTTGTGTGCCTCTTCCCGCCGATACACGTGTACCTCTAAGACACCAGGAACCGCCCATCCACCGTTGATGTGCTCCTTGGTTGGATCCACCGCAGCGGGAACAACCCGCGGCCACTCCTGATCCCACCAGTACCATGTCAATGGGCGCGGCGACATCCATGTCATCAGACGCAGGCCCAACCGCAGGTCTGCCGTCAGAGCACCATGTGAACGGTCTGATACACAGTGGATGACGTGTCCTGCCCGTGCACATCTTACGGCCCGCCAGGTTGCCCCGTCTCCCAAACGCGCCAACCAACTGGCCGTCGTTGGCTCAAAATCGCCCGCACGCCCATAAAGCTGCGCCTTGGCAACGGGAATATCCGTTAGCAGTGGCCGTGGTGTTGCTGCCCACGCCTGCCACAGCTTCCGCCTGTATATATCCGCCGGTGTCTGCATGCCCCCCTTACCATATGCGGAGATTCACACTACTGAGAACCACAGTGTTGAGTAATGGTCCGGTATTCATTTGATATTATTGGAGAACACAATGGTGCAACGCTGATCTATACAAATCCCTCCCGGGCTGATATTCTGCGTAGTGATACCGATATTGCAGGGTTTCGCTCATGTTTTGCCCCCTACCAGTCCCGCCCCTGGATCTGGGTAGTAGACTGCGCCGGTATGACAGCTGCACATGTGGCGAATCAGCGCTTCATGCGGGCTATCTACACCATGATTGAAACCGAACATGCGACTTCTCTGCAGCATGTGTGGCTTCTGAATATGAATATGATTATGCGTGCAGTCCTGCAGATGTTTCCAGCGAAACGGCTAACGGTTCTCCCCCGCGAGCGCCTGGAAATCTTCGTTTCACTCCAGCGTGCCGGCTACTCACATGCTGTAGTGGATCTCTTTCTGACTATTGCAGGGGCCCTCCCACCCACTCCATCTCGAAGCCTGCAGTAGTGCGGGCCCAGAGATAGATCATTCGCATTCGCGTTGAGCCCTCATATGCATGCCACTCTTCAATCTCTCCACCGACGCTGCATGCCCGTTGTGCAGCATCCAACGTCGTATACAACAGCCGCTCCTCCATCTGTGGCTTGATGTAAATCCATACGCGAAGCGTTGGTGCAGGCATCTTCTCTATTCATATAGGAACAGATGCAAGTGCATTGTAGACCGTCGCAACAATGAGTTCTAGCATCAGCGGTGTACGATATGATGGGACCCACCGTGCCCGTGCAAGTACTTCAAGCACAGCAACAGCCCGTCGGGAGTCTAGTGCACCCGTGGCCGCCATGCGCACTGTTGCCCACACCAGGCCGGCAACGAGATCCGATCCGGTTATCATAAGCCCTAGGCGATCATATATGCGCCCGCGGATCCAAGCTGCTGCTGCCAGTGTCGGTTGCCCCGCGTCCAGTGCAACAACCATCTGCCTGACCATCTCCGCAATATATGTCTGAATTGTGGGGACCATCCTATCACACCCTACCGCCTTCGCCAGCGCCAGATGATCACGACGATCCGCCTCTTCCCCCACACGCCGATATACAAATCCATCCATCAGCCCCAGCACTACGGAGTTAACCGCTCGTGCCGTTGCCCAGATCATTGCCGGTGCACCCGCACACCACACGAGTTCCTCCATGCACGCACGCAGTCGCACCGCTGCTGCAGGGGAGAGCCCGTGAATGTGGCGCAGAATCATGATCTTACGCCCCGACCCACAGACATCACGTGTGCTCAGGAGTTGGGTTAGGAGTTCGGGCAGAATCTGTTTGTCCATCATCGAGAGATCCATAATATCAATCTCCATGTGTGTGGGAAACTCCCAGTAGCGTGCGGCATAGTCGCCGATATCCATAGTGCGAAGATGTGGCTGTGCGTCAGTTGCACCGAGTGCGTCCCGTGCAGCATGGAGCTTACCGGAGCCCGCAGGTCCTACCCAGAGTATTGGAAAGAGAGTGGATACCATTATCTTTCCAAAATGATACAGTGCTTTAGCTGCTAGTCTGTCCCGCGACGATATTCCGGGCATTCTGCACAGAGGTCACACACATTGCTGTTGCCCCGATGGTTGCCGGTAGCACCACGAGGAACATCATGAATGTATTGATCCATGTTAGCACATCGCGGTTGGTTGAGTAGAAGTACATGACAACGACCAGAGATAATATGGAGAGAGCGTATGCAACCGCCATGATAATAGATACACCCGTTGTTGCGGCAACAGAGTCTAGGGGAATCAGGAAGGCGAAACTGACAATGGAGATAATTGTTCCAATAACGACCACGCCGATGTAGACACCGATCGTTGCCCTGGATAACAGTGAAGAAGACTCCATACTCTACTGTTTGCGTACGGTTTTACTGCGACCTCCACCGCCACCCGCCTGTGCCACGGGAGAGGCCAACAGTGTCGGTGGGTCTGCAATGACACCTCCCAGAAACAAGACGAGCACGAAGAGCCCCCATAGGGGAACTGTCCATGACCAGACAGAAGAGAAATCCAGTTCACCATTTGCCATTTTGTCCTCTAAAATAGCCCAAGAGATTAAGGGATTATGTCAGACTTCAATCTATACCAGTGCAACCCCTCCACGCTCAAATCCACACACACTACGTGCCTCCCTGCAGACATGTTGGAGCGTCTGCGCTCGGCCTGGAATGAGCGGTTTCCAGGCCATAAGATCCCCGTTTCCATCAAACGGAAGGATACACTCTGGCGTGAACTGCGGCGGCGCATGGAACGCCAGTATGGATGTGCGTCGGAGTACTGTGCAGTGCAGCGACTAGGGGGGTCCAGCGATAAGACTGCTGCCTCACACTATTTTCGCCCCACAAAGCCCAGCGCATGGGAAAAAGATCCCACAGACTGGCACGATACGCTAAGTATTGCTAAGGTGTTGGAGCAGTATGAGGATGCATTTCCGCATTTTGAGTTCATTGGCCCTGTCCCCATTGACTTTGACGAGAAGCTACCGGGTGCATGGGGCAAGTGCGTGGTGGATGAGCTCTGTGGTATTGATCTATCGGCCCTCAAGCAGCAGGGGACACGCTGTGTGGGAATCGTATTCAATTTGGATCCGCATGACCGACCCGGCAGCCACTGGATTTGCGCTTACATAGACCTGGCTGCCTCCGCAGCCTACTACTACGACAGCTACGGCTATGAACCACCGGCATAAGTCCGGCGTCTCCTACGCCGTTGTCGGGAACAATGTATCCGCCACACCTACTGGAATGAT